TTCACCATTTGTAACCATTTTTCTAAAACTTTCCAACGAACCACCTGCCACTTCATCTGCCATAGCTTTTGAAAATCCAGGTAATCCATCTTCCACTCGGTTCAATTCTTCTGTCATTAATTTGCCTGTACCTTGTACACGGTTAAAAATCTGCGCCATTTCGCCAACTGGCCTGCCTGCACCAACCGCTGCATCGCCAACTAATCGAATATACCGTTCTAAATCGCCACCTTCATCAATTCCAGCCGCTAACGCTCCGGCAGCAACATCGACCCCTTCGCCAAGGGTTGTCATACCACCTGCAACCGCATCTGTAACTTGCAACGCTATTCGCTCAACATCTTTTGTTTCGTATCCTAAACCTTTTAATTTAGCTTTAGCAGTATCTAACCCAATCAATCTCTTGAATCCTAATGCACCAATCAATCCACCTACAGCAGTTGTTGCAATTGCTACAGGCTTAGTAATCGAACTGGTTAAATTTCCCCCAACGCTTTTAAATTTATTTCCAACGGAACCCAATCGACTTGCAGTGTCTTTAAACCCACTTATGCTATCACTTGCCCCTTTAAAAGCACTATTAAACTGACTAGCACCTGTCACACTCATTATCGCTTCGACTCTTTCTTGCATTGTTTACCCCCCTTTCTCATTTGCTTCTTTAGCTAATCGTGCCAACATTTTCAACCGTTTATCACTCTTCACTTTTAACCCAAGCGTTTGTTTCACTTCTTTTTCATTGAAAAATTTATTAAACTCGGTATATACATATTTGTTTTTTTTATCCATTATATTTACTTGCCTATCTACCCAAGCCAATCTATGGATGCGGTACTCTTCATCTAATTTCTTCCATTGGATGGATTCCAATAACCAAAAATATTCAGTCAATTCTAATTCATCTACTTCAGAAAAAGACAACATTTCAAAATAACGAAAACAATTCATTGCAATATCTTTAAAGGTTATTTTTTCATGGCTATCTGTTTTCTTCTTTTCTCTTCCAGAACTTTCAGACGACTCATTGTTGCTTTCGTTAGTGCGGACTTTCCCAATTCATTCCGCAACTCTTCAAACAAACTTTCGAGCGAACCCTCTTTCATCGCATAAGCTTCGATACTTTCCTCCACATCATTTTTGTTTACTCCTTCAACCGCAACAGTAATAATATCAGCTAACGCTGGCACAGAATACTGGTCTAAATAAATATCTGCTAACATCAACCCCATACCAAACTCTGTACCCGACTCTTCAGCTTTATATAGAGAATCAAGCTTACGGATAAAACCAATCTTGTTCACATTCAATTCTTTTTCTTTTCCTTTAATTACTAATAACATTTTACTCACTCCATCCAATTTTTTTATTTAAAAAAAAGGGCGGTCAGTCTACGACCATTCCGCCCTTCGCATTATTCTATTATACTATTGGTGTTCCTACAGCTTCTTCAAATGCATACTGGACCGCTTCTTCTTGAGCTGTACTCAATCCAGTAACCCCTGTTTGGGGAACCATTTCAATAATGAAATTGCTTGAAATAGTACTTTCATCTTCCACATTCGCGCCATTTTCCCAAGAATCCAGATACCCTCGGCAATATACACTTGGATATTTATCATCTACATCTTTCATTTCTTCATCAACTGTGACTTCCCACAATTCTAATTTTTTACCTGCTAAAACAGATGCTCGCAACATAGTACCAATAGGGTCTGTTTTCGCTTGAATCGCTTCAATAGAAACCTCTGACTCCAATCCACCAACTTTTACAATCGTTCCACTTTTTGTCAAAATTCTATCTAATGAACGACTATAAGAAAATGTATGTTCCGTTTGAAATACCATACCTTTTGCATCTTCGATATTATCTTCCCCAACAAATTCTCGGAATAACAAAATTTTGTTTTTACCAAATAAAACCTCTGCCATTTATTCTCGCCCCTTTCGTTTTAAAAAACTAACTAAATTTATATTCACACTCAATCACATAATGACGTAACGGTTTACTTGTACTCATATCAATTAAATTTCTTGTGTTTAAACCTGTTGAAGTAATAATAAAAGAATAATTTTTTGATTGGTACAAAATCTTAAATTTCATTTTTAACTTATCTGCCAAATCCATTACAGTTCCTACATCATTCACATCATCATGGTATAAATGAACAGATTGTGTAATTCTCCCTGTTCTTTTAAACTTAATGAACCGCTCTTCAAAAGTATTTGTATCTCCTAAAAATACGAACGGATATTCGCTTTCGCTCGGTAAAAAAGGATAAACTGGAATATTTTCAGATTGAACAATTTTATAACATTCTATAAACAATTCTACTTCTGGACTACTCACGAATTTCTCGCCTCACTTCCCGAATAAACTTTACTTTTTGTTTATCAAATGATGGTTTGATATGTGGTGTACCACTTTGAAACCTTGTTCCTTTTTCTTGGTCTAGAGCATACTCGGCCTCACTCGTCCATCTGGCTTGATACCCTCCATCTTCACTATAAAAGCGAATCATCCTTTTGAGGTTTCCTGTATCAACTGGTGCAATCTGAACAGAATACAATTGAGCTTCCAACCCATTTTTCATGACTATTTTTTTAAGATTATTTTCGTTCCCTTGCTTCTTCAAATACTTTTGTAACTTCTCTCCACCTTTAACACGTGCAGTATATCTCATGAGCTTTCACTCAATAAAAATATACTCTTATCTCTTATTTCTTGTTCAAAGGTAACAGTATATCTTTCTCCATCAACCTCACAACTATTAAAATACGGTATTTCGCCTACTACAATTAACCGCTTGGCTTTTATATCTCTTGTGCCAAATAATTGAGTTACCTCTTGACTTCCCAAATCCATTACAACACCCAATATTTCTATTCCCTCTACCCCACCGGTAGAAGACACAAAATTGCCTGTTTCACTATCTAAATTAAATTCCTTTTCGGTGGGGAATATTTTTAACACACTTTGTATACTCAATACAGCACGACCCTTCCACTTTCAGAATCGTCACTCGGAATCAGGCTTGCATAGCTATTTATTATATACCCAAATTCAGAAAAATCATCTACATAAAATTCTTTGGTATTTCCTTCTATGCTTTCTTTGCTCATTCCTTCAGAACCAATGCGCCTAAATCGTTTAATCGCTACCTGAATCACGACATATTGCAATTGGTTTGGTAAAGGGTTGATAACCTCCCCAACCAAACTGCCTAATTGGATTTGTGTGTCATCCAATATCTGATTAAATAACACATCAAATTGGTTACTCTCAATACTTAAATATACTTTCAATTCAGCAAGCAATGTCATTTGCCTTCAACTTCTTCTACTTCTTCCACTTTTTCAATAAACACTCTCTTGTATTCATTTTCTTTAGTGGATAACTTTTTTATTCTTTCTTTTGTAGCTTTCCCTTTTTGAGGGTATTTATCACCCACATTATAAAGAGAACCTTCTTTTTCTTTAAATTTGTTTATTACTTCAAATGTCGCCATTCAATCCACCACCTTCTTTTTTACTCTTTCACCATTTTTTTAAATTGCTGGAACTGGAGCTAATTTAGCAAATGCATCGTCCTTCACAATCATAGTTGCTACATCCATCGTTGCACGAATCGCAATCAATTCTTGTTCATACAAGTTAACTGGTGTACCATCTGCATTTGTTAAAGTTGACAATTGTGCTTCTTCAGAAATACGGTAGTTAATGTTGTACGGAATACCATAACGTAAATTATTAAAATCTCCTGCATACAATGTTCCTTTTTCCATTTCTGTGCTATCTAAATTGACTGTTGGCAATCCATCAATTTCTTTAGACGCTCTATCGTACAGGCTATCATTTGTGTTTGCATCAACAGCTCCACGTAGATTAGTGGAATTCTGTACCTTAGAAATAAAAGCATTTGCTTGCACTCCATCTTCTAACAATAAATCTTCAACAGCTAAAATGTTTTCGTAAGAAATGTCGCCTTCTAAAGTGTTTGCACTTGCAACTACCGAGCCCTCGATAGATTGTGCAAACGGATTGTCTACATTTAAAATAACTGCTTCATCGAATTTCTTGTAAAATGCTTCTGCAATTCTTGGCTTCATAA